CGGGCCTTTTCTTATTTACGCACCTGGGAGATGCGAACTAGATGGTCGAGGGGCTATCCACGGGACCAACGGGAGCCGAGACGATGCTGGTCAAGATTGACAGACCAAAGGCGAGAGCGCCCGTGGTAAGTGTCTTGGACCAATCGGCCTCCCAGAGGTTAAGGACACCATCGGCCAACGGCCACACCAGGATCATGGCCTGAGCAAAGCTCTTGATGGCACGATCGAGAGTGGCACGCCAGAAGGCACGACCGAAGGTTGACAAACCAGTACGAGTTGATTCAGCCATGATTACCTCGGTGGGTTGAAGTTGGAGTCTGCCGCGCAGAGCGAGAACGCCTCATCGCGCAGATCATTGGCTCCTTGGAGCTGTGTGATCTTGGCTCGCATCTGCCTAGCGATCTCCTGGACATCCTGATTGGGAGCCTTTTCAGCTGATGATACTAGTGCATCCCACCCTTGATTGTCGCGGTCATCACGTATCCGTCCTGCATACGTAGTGATGCGATCCCTACAGGTCAATTCCTCAATGTCTTGGTAACGTGCATACACAAAGAAACCCCACAGGACAATAGCAAGGAAGGCCATGAATCCGACAATGGCGTTAGCCGTGATCGAGACCCTTCGGAGGCTCTTGTACTGTGCTAGGACTCTGGCTTCCTGTGCACTATCCATTAGGCTTAACCTCACGTTCAAGCATCTCGATTCGAAGCTCCGCACGCGTTGCCTTTTCTTCAGCAATCTGCACTCGCCGCTCGAGATGTTGGACACGTTCATCTCTGATAGCTATTATTGACTCTAGGCGAGTGATCTGGCGATCCTTCTCAGCCATTGAGGATTCGTGCGCTTGCCTCTCGACCTTCAGCAATGACTCCCAGTGCGCTTGCTGAGAACCTGCTTGCTCTTGCGTCTTGAGGATTCCGCGAGTAAGAACACCCAACAGAGTGGCGAAGCCCCCTCCTACTAGAATTCCAACAAGTGCGAGGACGACCTGAGCTTCGCCACTCATGGGGTTCAACCCCCTAGCGTATACTTAGGGCTGTTCGTATACTTGTCATAGGGCATCAGAGTCCGCGAACGGAACCACTTGGTCTCCATGAAGCCCATGTCGACGATTGAAGGCTCCCAGCCCTCGACAGGGTTGTTAGCGTTACCAACAGCCTCAGCATAGCGCAGTGCGTCCAGGAGCTGCTTGTTCTCGGTAGTCAGAAGACGAATGGTCTGCTGACCCTCGACGACCTCCCAGGCAGCGAGACCAGCCCACGGGTGATCCCAGCCACCCTCGAGCATGCTGACATCGAAGTTGATCGACTCGAGCCAGTCGCGGTTGTTCTTCGAACTAGACCAGATGAATGTCTTCACGCGCTTTGCCTTCTTTCTGGGCGTTGGTGCAGGCGCTCCTGGGAGCCAGCCGAGCTTCTGAGCTTCGCCTGACATCAGGATACCATTGTGATCACTTGTATCTGCCAGAACATAACCGATGTCCTGGAACATGCATGAGTAGCGAGACACGCGACGGTTGGTTCCGTCACCGCAAGCATAGGTCCCTCCGGAGCCAGAACCGTAACCCGACCAACCAGCTGTCTGCCAGCCGCACGGGAATAGTCCCAACTCCCCACAGAGAATCTCCATGGTGTCATAGGATCCGTAAGGGAGATGAGGACGCTTCGAGTTGCGGGCGAAACCCTTTGCGTAGTCAGCAATCGGTCCACGGAGCTGATCTGCAGTAGCACCGAAGTCGACAGTTGTTCCAATGATAGGAACATCGTTCGGTACACCGAGCTGATCGGCCCACTTGTTCGCTTCAGGCCCATCAGCAGCTCCACCTGTGAAGCCACTCAGAACACGATTAGCTGCCTGCTCCCAAATGAAGAAGACACGCAGGCCAACCTGATGGTAAGAGTCCATCTCCTCTTTGCTGAGGTTCCTACCATTGGCTGGATCTCCCAGGTATCGACCGACACCATAGTAGCCAGCGTTGCGGATGTTCTGTGCTCCAGGTCTTCCCCATGAGCAGTCCGTGTATGCTGGGAATAGCTTTGCCATATTACCTCCTGGGCAGGTTAAAGGTCAGCCATCTTAACGACTGACATATAAGTATTACCTTGTCCTAGCGTTATGCCAATGACACCACCAACGTTCTGAAAGTATGCTAGTTCAATATAAGTGCCAGCTCCACACAATAGGTGAAGGTTAATTTCAACAGTAGCATCAAAGACTCCACCAGGAGTGTTCTCCCACATTGACTTCATGATACTGCCATTGACATAAATGAATACACCACGTACGCCCAAGGAGTTAGCTTGGAACGTTACAGCTCCAGAAATGTCATAGATACCACCAGGAACAGTGAACCGAGAACTGTTCGAAGCTGGGTTATGTATGTTAGCTGTATCGTACTCTTCAACGAAGTTGCCCGAGTTGTCCCAGTTGATAATCGTAACGGCATTGTTAGCAGCGAATCCTGCATTGACCAGGAAGCACTTAGCTGCAGGAGTCTTCGGTGCAGGAGTACCAATAGCAAACGGCTGAGCACCTGGCTGAGTGGTCATAATCCAAACGAATGCGCCCACCGGGGGCATCATGGATTCCCACCCCACAGGAATAACTCCTGGGATGGTTGTAGTAGTCCCTATCTTCTGACACGTAAGGGTACTACCTACAATTGCAGTTACTTGTACCAATTCAAGATCAGGCTTAGTAGCAACACGCCTGTACATATCCTGTATACGTCGAGTAACCGGATCAGTATTGATCTGGATGTCAACGATAGGATTGACTGGAGATACGTTGGAGTTACCAGCATCAGAAGACATCGAGGAGGAACCTCTCTCGCATGTCACACTCTAGGGCACGTGTAGCTGTCAAAGGGATAGTTGCTGAATCAAGACTGTAGTACGCATTTACCTTTGACTTTGTGCGTATGACCTGTACGATATCGTACGCCTCAAGACAAGGGTTCACTAGCGAGTTGAAGTGTACATGCTCACTATGACCTGCATGTTGATACAGAAGTGACTGAGCAACAGCTTGACACTGCTCATTTGATGTGAACATGTTCGACTGATAGAAGAACGGAATATCACCCATAGGACCTGTAACACACAATGGGTGTCTATTATCCGTAATAGCTGCTGATCCTGAAACAGGCGTCACACCGTCCGTAGGTTGACTGTAACACATAACGTGGTTGTACGTGTTATCCTGAGTCAGATCCTTACGGAGAGAAAGCATCGGGGACAACTGGCCCTCAATTACCTTCCAATTCACATCGCCAGAGCTCGGGTTACCTGCAGGCAGTGGATGCAACATCAGCATGCCAGTATTGTCGAACATGAGATCTAGACCTGCATCACATGCCCACTTACTCAGAACTTCCCAAGGATCCGATGTTCTATCGATCACACCAGCAGGAGCAGTAATCCAAGGTCGAACTTGTGTGAAGTCCATACCGTACTTGACCTTAGGATATCTGACATCGAGCACGTTCTTAATGACCGTACCCATCGAAGTTCCTGAAGCTACCACAGTAGGTTCAAGGATACGAGCACGACTGACACTCAAGCTACGGTCGTACAACTTAACAGATATAGCTAGGTTCTCGCCTGAGTCAAGGATCTCACAGTCCTTGATAACGAACGCTCCAAGCTGGATGTATTCTTCAACGCCCAGTGACGGGACGTAGGCACCTCTGTACAGCCACACCTCGTTACCCGAAAGTGGATGCAACAAGTCCGTCAGCTCGTTAGGCACCAACGTCCCTGTGGGGTCACTGAGCTTTACATCCGCGGTGCGCCTAAACTTGTTAGTACAGTTGTAAACCTTAACATTACCGTCCACAATGGAAAGAGTGAACTGAGGGTTGTTACCGGTCATGATAACAGCCTTGGTTACAACCTTATGCGACTCGCGAATGACCTGTTGAAACTGAGAAGTGGAAGTAATCATGTGATCGCTGGCCTATCCACTTCGATAGCTTTCAGAGTCACAACGGCATAGCCATTTGCAATGGTATACCTATCGTCGTTCCAGTCAATGAAGGCAAGATATCGGGCGAGCACCTTACCACTAGAGAGTACCCATACGACTTGCTGCGCTTCATAGAGAGCACGAAGTGCATCGTACTCTGCTTGGCTAAAGCATTCGACCTTCAGATCGATCTCTGCACCAGCTGTACCGTCAGATACAACGACCTTGCGCGAGCGTCCGAGAGGTGTGAACGCTGCAGCATTGGCAGGTCTATGAGCATCCCAGCTACCAGGAAGAAGGCTAAATGCCTTATTCAGGCTAGGCTGTAGAACACACTTAAACCACCAGACGTAGTTATTGTCGGCAGTAAGACCTGAAGCAAGGCCAACACCATTAGCTGCAGCCACAGGAACACCAGCAGCAAGCGTAACAGCCTTAGCCAGATAAAATCGCCCAGCACCTTGGGGCTCTTCATAATCGTAACGACGGATCAGAGGAAAGTTCTGGAAGGTATTCGCACGGTTGATAGTCCAAGTCTTGCCTGTACTATCTGCGAATGACGTTATACCCAGACTCAGTCCACGGAAGTCAGGATTAGCAACCGTAGTAGATGTGGACGTGAAACCACTCTTGATCTCGGCGTAGTAGATACGATATGCAGAAGCTAGTGTGCCGCTGGTACGATTGATCTCTAGTGTAGAGTTCAGAGACGTTGTGACACCCGAACCTGATCCGGTAAAGTTACTCAGGTTCGTATAGACGACCTTTGAAGGGTTCGTCTCTGGCGGATCGAGCGAATAGTAGAAGTCAGCATGCCAGTTGGAAGTTACAGCATGATTGACTCTCAGCCAGATCGGAGTCTTATCAACAGGCCAAGGAATGGCAGTCGATGTTGCTGTCTGGAGTGCTGTACCATTCCACCACTGGAACACCATCTGGTTAGAAGCGTTGATCCAGAACACATACATCGAACCGAACGTAGCATCGGCCTTGCTGACCAAGTAATGACCATTGACAGGTACAGTACCATCCTTGGCCATACAGACACTGATCTGCTTGTCACCCGTAATACGCAGAGCTGCCGTATCAGGTGTCACGATATCATTACCAGCATCAGAGCCAGTAATCATAGCATCCATCGTCTTGATGTTGATGCCACCACGAATGTACTCTTGCGTATTCGCGTCTGTCAACTTCATGATATCAACGTAGTTCGGATAAGGTGTTGCTGACCAACTACCCAATCGAACTTCGATGATATTCCGCTGATTCACATTGTCTGAAACAGGGTTAGTAACAAAGGCAGCAGCAGAAGGAGGAGTACCATTAACCTGGAAGACCGCTGACCCAGTCCATGCCGAGGCCATCTCGATGTTCTGGTTAGGTGCATGATACACCTTGACATAGGCATAGTAGCTGGAGAGGTTGTCTAAACCAATAGGACCAACAGTACGAGTGTTAGTCTGTCCAGGCACCAGGCCACTATCGTAAGCAGCCGTAGCCTTCTCAGGGTTGAAGTTAGTCGTACCTGCAAGACGTCCAAGATCATCTGCAGCACTATTGCTGACAATGATCACTCGCGACTGCGACTGAACATTACCTTCGGTGTCAGCGTACGTCCATGTGATAGTAGGCGTAGTAGTAAACGTCTGACCAGCAGAGAGGTCAGTAGGCTGAACACCAGAGACTGTAGGAGGCGAATCGTAGAAGATTCGCAGGAAGCATTTGTGCAATCGGTTAGAGCCTGCAGTAGTAGCAGGCGTATGATAACCGATCAACATACGGATACTATTAAGATCGACCTGATTCCAGGTCAGCTGATCCCATGCATAGAAACCGTTGTTGTATGCGAAGGTAGGATTGTACTGGACTACGTAGTCAGTAATCGAAAGGTCATATGCAGAAGCAAAGAACCAGGTACCAACGTCTGCACCTAGTGGCGTATCGGCTCGAGAGTACGGATCAGGACCATAAGGTGAAACGTACTGAGGCTTCGGGAAAGCTTGTACAGAGAAAGCAAAGGTATCATTGGGATAGAAGTGCGCTCCACGAGCATGGAGTTCAGCACCAGTAATAACTGCACCAGCAGGAATGCCTACAGGATTAGCGAAACCAATGATGTCAATACCATCGACAGCATTCGCCGTTTCTTGCTTGACGTACGTAGCATCGCTAGCATCAGACAAAGCCTGCCAACGAGTAGCTGCACCTACGACAGTAGTGAGAAGAGGATAGCCACCGAGGTCGGCATCTGGTTGGATGTCAACAAAGCCCATTACGGCGCTCCTGCATTAAAGCCTGCCCATTCATCGGCCATCTGACTCACAGCTGCCTGGATGCTCTCCTGAACCACCCGACTTGTATCCTCTGTTGCATTGTCGATATGGAATACGAACGCGCCTTCTTGAATCGTAATCGAAGGTGGCGCACCACCGGTCCCTGTCCTACCATTCCCCACAGAGCCGCTGGTGCCTGCTCCTACCTGAACAGAACCCTGAATAGTTGCGTTGTAACCCTCGAGCTGCTTCTCGACACCCTTCCATCCACGATCAAGACCGACACCGAGAGAGTCCATGATCAGATTACCATTGCTGATCAGGAGCTTAGCATCCTTGGAAGGCGGACCCTTATGATCCGAGATCCAGCCTGCAATGCCTCCGATGAAGTTCTTGACGCTTTCGAAGCCGCTCTTCAGACCACCAAGGAAGCTCTCCATGATACGCTGACCGACAGCACCAAGGTCGACATGCAGTACATCTGTGATCCTACCAGGGAAGCCTGTCAGGTAAATGAACACCTGGTTGACAACGTCATTGATGGAGTTACGGAAGCTGTTCCAAGCATCACGCGTCTTGTTGACAACACCATCCCAGGCGCTATTGATAACCGCCCAGATAGACTGCATGATGCCCTTGATGAAGTCCCAGATCGTAGTCAGGACACCACTAATGGTTGCCCAGATGATTCCGAGAGCACCCTCGATGATCGCCCAGATAGCGTTCCAAACGCCCTGTGCAATGTTCTTGATGCCATCCCAAACCTTACCCCAGTCACCTGAGATCACACCAGTCACAACCTGGATGATGCCCTGGATGACTTGCAGGATGCCTTCGATGAAGCCCTTGATGGCGTTCCAGACAGACTGGATCACATTCCACATAGTGGACAAGAGTCCAGCAATCACACTGTAGATAGCGTTCCAGATACCTTCAGTGGACGCAATGAGCGTGCCACCGACAGCACTCCAGATGTTCTGGATGACATCCCAGCCCACCTGAATGATATTCCAAAGCTGTGCCCATCCTTCGGAGAACTTCTGAGTAATGGCATCCCAGAGTTCTTGCAGCGCCTGGATGATAGGACCGATATGCTCGCTCCACCAAGCTTGGAACATGTTCCACTGTTCCAGGACACTTGCGACAAATGCCTGAATAGCAGGCACGGCAGAGTTGGTAATCCAGTCAGTGAACTGCTGGATCTTCTCCTGGATAAAGGTCCAAGCAGTAATAGCCATATCTTTGACTACTTGGAACTTCGGACCAATCATGTCGTTCAGCAATTGCCAGTTCGAGATAACCAGATACACTCCGGCTACCAAGAGGGCAAAGCTCGCAATGATTGCGGCGATAACACCAGCAACTACCAGGAGAGGAACTCCGGCAGCTGCGGCAGCACCAGCAAAGATCAGGAACACACCTACTGCAGCGATCACCGCACCAGCAACGATAGCGACGATACCTGCGAGTGCACCGATCTTGACGATCAGATCTTGTGTCTCTGGACTAAGGCCTTCCCAGACATCCATCAGATGCTGGAAAACTTCAGCAAGACGTTCGACGAAGGGCATCAGCCGTTCACCGATATTGACCTTGATGATATCGAACCTATTGTTCAGTTCCTGCAACCGAGCAGCTGTAGTCTGCGACATG